ATTGTGATATGCAAGTAGATTATGGTAATTGAAGACATATACGTGCCATGCTTAAATATTATTCTGGTATGAAATCTAAAACAGAAGATAATCCATTTCATCCTTGGTGAGAAATGTATAATTTCTTAGATGAATTAATTGATAGAACAAGGTTATCACCTGAACATGAATTAATTTTAAAAGAAAAAATTAATCATATACCTAATGAACAAATTGTAGATGATCTTATTAGACTTGGTGGAAAAAGTTATAGTATCAATTATATTAGTACTATTTGGAAACAACATATTACTAAACAAATCGCTAAACAAGCATATTTATGATGGGAAGAAAAAACTCATCAACCAAATGGTGTATTAGAAAATATGGTTAAATGGAAAATATGCCCAAAATGTAAAAGACAACTATATGCTCATGAATTAAATTTTGGTCAATATCAGGATGGTACTTTTAAAGAAATATGTAGAGATTGTGCTTATGAAAGTAAAATAGCTAAAGAGGAACGAAAAAAAGAAAAGGAATTAAAGAAAACTACTAAGATGTAAGGGGGTATAAATTATGAATGTACAGTATAGGACTTGTCCTGAATGTAATAAAAAACAAAAAATAGATTTATTTCTTCCTGTTTCTAATTCATCTCTTTATGGAATAAATGGAGCCAGTTATACTTGTATTGAATGTATAGCTAAAAAGATTGATAGAAAAGATTTAAACTCTATTGATAAGATGTGTCAATTTTTGGATTTACCATACGATGCCAATAAGTGAATAGAAATGGAAAGTAAATATGAAAAACTTGGCCCATTATTAATAGATTATTGTCAGGAAATGATGAATGGGAAGTATGCTGACAACGATTGGTATCAATATAATCAAATGTGAGAAAAATGTAGAGAGTATAATACTGTCTTAGACGAATTAACTACCATGCACTCGGATTTATTAATGTACCTACGTAAAAAATGAGGACATATAGATGGTTTTAGTTTAGAAGAGTATATGAGAATGGAAGAGTATGAGCGCCATACTCTAAGTCATTACCCATTCAAAGACGAAGCAAGAAGAGATATGGTAAGAAAGTTGGCTAAGTTATCTGCAATTGCAGATCATAGCATAGCAGAAGGCGATAATAAAGAGGCTACTACAGTACTTCAAAGTTATAATGCGTTGATGAAGGAGCTTGGTATTAGTACACAAACTTCATCAAATGAAAATACAATAGAAAGTTTAAGTGAATTGGTTGCTTATCTTGAGAAAACTGGATTCTTGTTAAATTATAAGATTACAGAAAATAGAGATATTGTAGATAAGACAATAGAGAATATGCAACAATATGTTCGTAGATTGTTTACAGATTCAAGCGAAACTGTGAATGAAATGTATAATTCCAAATTGTTAAATACCGAAGGAGGTACAGACGTAACAGACGAAGATATTGAGCAATTATATTCTCAATCAGAAGAAGAGGGTGTAGAATATGAAGACCCTATGAATGAAATAGAATTAGAAAAAATGTTCCAACAGGTAGAAAATGAATTCAAGTAGTATTGATGATATTTTAGATAAGTATTACAATACTTTCCAAGAAAGAAATGATATGTCGCAAATTGTAATAACTCCGCAATATGTGGAGGATCATAGGGCTTGATTTGAAGATATGGTAAGATTGTTTACTCTATATCCAGATTATCTTGTTGATGTTATTACACCAGCGGACTCATTCTTTAAGTTATACTTTTATCAAAGAGTATTTTTAAGAGTGTGTATGCGATTTAGAGAGGTTTCTGGAACATTCCCTCGTGCGTATTCAAAATCATTCTTGGACTTTTTGGATATGAATATTCGTGGTATCATGCAACCGGGTAGTAAAGGATTTACCTGTGCTGACACGAAGAAGCAAGCTGCCCAAATAGTTGAAGAAAAAACTAATGAGATATATAGATTATTTCCATTTTTAGTCAATGAGCTTAATATAAGTGATTTAGATAAGATGAAGAAAAAGTATGGGAATATGGGTGCTGACTATGCGGAACTTAAGTTTCGTAATGATAGCCAAATAGATATTGTTAATACTGGTAACGCCGGCCGTGGAGGTCGTAGACATTGAGGAACTTTGGAAGAGTTCGCCATGATGGATGGGGATGCTGTTAATGAAGTTATAATCCCATTAATGAATGTTGACCGTAGAACGGTAGCTGGATTATTAAATCCGACAGAACCTCATGCCGCACAAACAATGATTACTACTGCTGGATATAAAGGAACCTATGCTCATGATAGAACATTAGAAACTTTGGTAGACATGGCACTAGAACCAGACAAGGCATTCTGTTTTGGAGGAGATTATAGAATACCAGTAATGCATGGTCTTTTATCGGTTGATAAGGTAAAAGATAAGTTACAGGCATCTTCTTATAAGCTTGAATCGTTCTTGCGTGAGTATATGTCTGTGTGGACTGGTGGAAGTGAGGATAGTTATTATTCTTATACTCAGATAAGCAAATGCCGAAATCTTGTAAGGCCAGAGTTTAAAGCAGAAAAAGATTTTAAAGGTTTTTATGTATGTGCTGTCGACGTTGCGAGATTTGAAGGTGACCAAACTGTTGCGATGGTGTTTAAGGTTTATACTGAAGGCGAAAGGTATAAGATACATTTAGTAAATATTAAGATTTTAAATGGGACACACTTTAGAGACCAGGCTGCAATGCTTAAACAGTTGGATTTAGAGTTTGATTTTAAAGCAATGGTAATGGATATTAATGGTAATGGTGCCGGTTTAGCTGATTATATGATAGATGAACAGGAATTGAATGGTATTTATTATCAACCATACGGTTTTTTAAATAAAACTAAGTATTCTGCTACAGAAAAGCGTGGAAATTTAAAAAAATTGTTCGGAATTGAAGCAAATCGTTCATTAAATAGTGAAATTTATACAAATGCTCATATTATTTTAAGTTTAAAACGTGTTTCACTACTATTAAATGAACGACAAGCACGTAGGTATTTTAGCCAATACAAAATGTGGAATAAAATGAACCCTGTTCAACAGGCTAATAAGCTTATTCCATATGCTCAAACAACAAAATTGCAAGACCAGTTATCTAATTTAAAAGCTAATTTGGATACTAATAGTACTATTGTGCTAACTCGTATCAATAGCCATGTACGAAAAGACTTGGTATCTGCTTTTGTATACGGTTTATATTATATAAATCTTATAGAAGAAGACGAGCGACAAAAGAAGAACCGAGATTGGACTAAAGGCAAATATAGTTTTTTAAATTAGGAGGTGAAATCATAAATGGACAATCAAAAATTAGAAAAGTATTCTAAGGAATACTTATCCCAATTTAGAAAATCTATCCAAGCCATGGGTACGGCTGTTAATAATGGTACTATTGAGATTCCTCAAGGTACTATGTTGACAAAGGGTCGTAGACCAGAAGCACCCATTAGACCAGAAGATGTTTTAAAGACGCCTTACAGTGATGTGTTTGCTTGGAGAAAATTTTCAAGAGTATATTTTGCTCATCCTTTATATCGTAGATTGTTAGAATATTTTGCTTACGTGTATTATAATTCATATATAATATCTCCGATATTTGATGACAAAAAACCAAATAAAAAGAAATTAATGAAAGATTATAATGCTGCTTTAAGAACTTTAGATGAAGATATTGAAGTTGAAACATTTACAAGTCAAGCATTATTAGATTTATTAATTGAAGGCCAAACTTATTATTATATTGAAGAATATAAGAAAGGGGCTAATTCATATTTTAAAACAATAAAATTGCCTACAGATTATTGTAAGATTATAGGAACTGCTGGTACTCCAGCAATAAATATATTTGCTTTAGATCTAACATTCATCGATGTTGCTATGGCCGAGATGACCAAAGATAATATATTAACGATAGATGAAGTATTAAAACAATATCCAAAAGCCATTCGTTCAGCTTATAAAGAGTTTAAAAATGGTAAGATAGACAATCAATGGTTTATTGTACCGGTTGAAAATGGTATAGCATTTTCTACTAGTGATGGTAGGCCACCATTTGCA